GGTAAAACTACACTGTTTTAAGTAGTCATGTGGCGGGGTGCTGGTCACCCCGCTATTTTTTTCCGTATGGGGGCAACAATGTCAGTAGATAAATTTATGGCCATCTTTGATGGTCTGAAGGAAGCCCACGGCTACTTCAAGATAGAAAATACAGGCGCTAACGGCAAGGCCAAAGGCAAAGCTGGCGTACTGAGAGAACCCCGAACAAAGAAACTTTGGGAAAACCACTTGTCGGGAACCGGCAGTGGATTGGGTATCATCCCAATAAATGAAGACAACATGTGTAAGTGGGGTTGTATCGACGTGGACCAGTATCCGCTCGACCACAAGATGCTTGTTGATAAAATAAGAAAGTTAAAATTACCTTTAGTAGTATGCCGATCCAAGTCTGGTGGTGCGCACTGCTTTCTATTCTCAACCGAATGGGTTTCAGCAAAGGACATGCAGCGTTCGCTTCAACAAATGTCCGCGGCCCTCGGTTATGGCGAGAGTGAAATATTCCCCAAGCAAATAAAATTACACCTAGACCGTGGTGACGTGGGAAACTTTCTCAACCTTCCATACTATGATCACGAGAACGGCCTCCGATATGTAATATTGGATGACGGCACGTCTGGTACTTTAGACGAATTTATTGAGTTGCATACTAAATATGCACAAACCCCGGAAGAAGTCGTTAAGCTACAAATAGTAGATAGTGGTGCTACCGATCTAATGAAGGACGGCCCACCGTGTTTACAGATACTTTGTAAGCAGCGCATTAGTGAAGGCGGTCGAAACAATGGTCTATTTAACATCGGAGTATACTTACGCAAAGCGTATCCGGACAGTTGGGAATCTGAAATCCTGCGATTCAACATGGAGTATCTATCTCCGCCGTTACCATTGCCGGAGGTCAACATAGTTGCCAAGCAACTAGACCGCAAGGAATACGCCTACAAATGCTCTGACGCGCCGATTAACTCCTACTGCAACAAAGAGCTATGCCGTACCCGTAAGTTCGGCATAGGGGCCGCTGTGGCCGGTGCTACGGTAGCTAACCTACGCAAGTATAACTCTACTCCCCCTGTCTGGTTTATGGACGTTAACGGGGAGCCTCTGGAGCTTGATACCGAAGCCTTGATGAGCCAGCCCATGTTTCAAAAAGCTTGCATGGAACAACTTAACTTTATGCCACGTTCTACTGCCAAGCAGCAGTGGGAAAGCCGTATCAGTACCCTGATGACTGAGATGCGCGATAACGAAAGCGCAATCATGGAAGTATCAGTAGACGCTAGTATTAGTGGTCAGTTCTATGACTACCTCGAAGAGTTCTGTAGTCACTTACAGCAGGCGCAGGATAAAGAAGAAATCTTGCTCCGCCGACCTTGGACCGATGAAGAGGAAGAAGTGACGTACTTCAGGCTGAAAGACTTTGAAAGTTATTTAAAGAAGAACAAATTCTTTGAGTACAAATCGCATAGGATAGCGCAACGTTTGAGAGACATTAACGGCGACAGCATGGTATTGAAGATCAAAGGACGTTCTGTGAGAGTCTGGAAGATACCGGCTTTTGAGAATAGTGACGTGGACTTGAAAACACCATCGTTTGGTGGACAGGAGGCACCATTTTGAGCCGCATGAAAAGTGCGTACTGGAGAACGGTACGAGACGCTGACATAGTTACCATGATTGATAAAGAGCGCATGACCATGACAGCGGTTGGAAAGTTTTGGGGAATATCAAAACAGCGTGTGCAACAGATTTATAGTAGGGAGAAAAAGAAGGATGTTTAGAATCTTTGGACCTCCGGGAACCGGTAAGACTACCACCTTGCTGAACATGGTAGACAAGGCCTTGGAAGCAGGTACGCCACCAGACCGCATTGCGTTTCTAGCGTTTACCCGAAAAGCAGCAACCGAAGCCAGAGATAGAGCAGCGGAAAGGTTTAATCTTGATCCAAAGAAAGACTTAATTTTCTTTAGAACACTTCACAGCCTTGCTTTAACAATGTCTGACATACGCCCCGAACAGGTGATGCAGGAAGAAAACTACCGTGAACTGAGCCGCACTATCGGTGTGGAGCTTGGTGCCCAGAAGAACACTTCAATAGATGAAGACGTTCCTAGCATGGTGGCCAGCAGTGATCCGATACTCGGCCTGATTAACTTGGCCCGCCTGCGGAAGGTAGACCTGCGCGACCAGTATAACGAGAGCCAGCTTGAGCAGGATTGGAACACCGTTAACTTTGTTGATAAATGTTTGCGAGAATACAAAGAAAGCATGGGGTTGTTTGACTTCACCGACATGCTTCAGCACTTTGCAGAGGGTGGTGAAACCTTTTGCCCTAAGTTTGACCTATGCTTTTTAGATGAAGCGCAGGACCTTTCCCCGTTACAGTGGGACATCGCGCATCTTTTAGATAAGCAATCAACGAAGATGTACTGTGCCGGTGACGATGACCAAGCTATCTACCGATGGGCTGGTGCGGACGTAGACCACTTCATTAACTTACCCGGTGGGTCAGAGGTACTGTCGCAATCCTACCGAATCCCTAAACGTGTACATGATGTGGCGGAGAATGTGGTGCGCCGCATTGGCAGACGATTCCCGAAGCAGTATGAGCCTCGGTCCGAACCCGGCAATGTGACGCGGATAACAACGATCAACTCCCTCGACATGTCGCAGGGAGATTGGTTAATTTTGTCCCAAGCAGGCTACCAACTAAACCCCGTAGCCCAAGACCTAAAGTCGAACGGTTACCTGTTCAACTACCGCGGCAGACGGTCCATCAGTGAAAAGGTGAGCGAAGCCGTCAACGGTTGGGAACAACTGCGCAAAGGACGGGAAATATCAGGCAAGGTTGCCCGGATGGTCTACAGCTATATGTCTATAGGCGAGCGGGTAGTACGTGGCTTTAAAAAGTTATCGGGTGTCGAAGACGATGAGATAAACTGACCACGAACCACGGCTTACTGGCCAAGGACAATATGATCTGGTCCGAAGCCATGGATAAGCTGCCCGATACTGACCGAGCTTACGTTACGGCCCTACTGCGCAGGGGCGAGAAGTTTAACGGCGTCCCCCGTATTACAGCATCCACGATCCACGGGTCAAAAGGTGGTGAGGCGGATAACGTCATACTGTTCACGGACCTTAGTCCGGCAGCAGATACCCAGTTTCAGCGTAACCCCGATGATACGCACCGTGTCTTTTACGTTGCCGTTACGAGAGCGAAGCAAAACTTGTATATTGTAGACGCTGAAAGGAGCTATGACTTATGACCAAGCTAACGTTAACCCGATACCAGAAAATGGTGCGGGAAATGGAACAAAAATACGGCGTCGTTCTCGACCCAACACTCGCGGACTGGAGTAACCCATCTATTGCAGATGAGGATATGCCCGGTCTTACTCTGAAATGGGACCACGAAGAAAACGATTGGATAGTCTACGGTCCCCTCAACCAAACGGTACATTAGATGAAACGAGATGAAGTTCTGCATGAAGCGAAGAAGCTTATCAATGGACAACGCGCCAAAGATTACGGCGACGCTTACCTCAACCACAACAGAATTGCAGTGGGTTGGAACGAAATCGTTAAAGGAGCAATAGGATCACACGGTTACCTTACCGCGGCTCACGTGGCTTTGATGATGGACTGGGTAAAGACCAGTCGCTTGATAGAAAGTATAGACCATGTTGATTCATGGCTAGATAAAGCAGGATACACGGCCCTTGGGGCAGAGTTCACGGAAAAGGATAATATTAATGGCAAAACTACAAATGGCAATGTTCGCTCCAAAAAGTGAGTGGATACCACCACTAGAGTTACCCGACCTTACGTCGGCTAAAAAGATAGCTATCGACGTGGAAACACGGGACCCAAACCTCAAGAAGCACGGTCCCGGTTGGCCAACAGGTGATGGGGAAGTGGTGGGCTATGCCATCGCCGTAGACGATTGGTCCGGTTACATTCCTATCCGTCATTTCGGTGGGGGTAACCTTGACGAGAAGATCGTTAACCGCTGGCTTAAAAAAGTATTCGAGTGTCCCGCAGATAAGATCATGCACAACGCCCAGTACGACTTGGGCTGGATAAAGCAGATGGGCTTTCAGGTGAATGGCCGCATCATCGACACCATGGTTATCGCTTCGCTGCTGGATGAAAACAGGTTTAGCTACAGCCTGAACGCTCTATCCTATGACCACTTAAATAAAGTGAAATCAGAAAAGGGTTTAGTGGAGGCTGCGCGGGAGTTCGGTGTCGATCCGAAAGCTGAAATGTGGAAGATGCCAGCCATGTACGTCGGACCTTACGCTGAAGGTGACGCTGAACTGACCCTCGAACTCTGGAACTACTTCTCCATTCAACTTGGAAAAGAAAATCTGTGGCCGGTTGCGAACCTCGAACTTGATCTGCTCCCATGTCTCGTTGACATGACGATGCGGGGCGTTCGCGTCGATGTTAACCGGGTTGAGCGAACTAGGGATAGCCTCCTCAAGCGGGAAAGGGATGTCAC